TACACCGATGCAATCACTGATGCACTGAGCAACTGCCTACCTAGAGGCACCAGAGTCGAGTTTGACTACGCTCACCTATTCCGCGCTGACGTGGAGACTCGCTACACCTACTACTCAACCGGTATTGCAGCAGGCTTCCTATCTACCGAGGAAGTCCGAGAGAAAGAGGGACTGAATGTCTGAAATTGAAACTAGAGCTTTTGAAGCTCGCGCTGATCTAGAGGAAAGAACTATTGTCGGGCTTGCGGTCCCTTATGGGCAGACTGCCGACATCGGTGGAATGTATCAAGAGCGTTTTGCGCCTGGTGCAATCGATTCTGTCGAAGATGTCAAGTTGTTCTACGGACATGAGGAGCCAATTGGCAAAGTTGTTGAAGGTCGCGACACCGAGGCAGGCTTCGAGATTATCGCCAAGCTAACTGAGGGTGTTCAAAGAGCTGATGAAGTTCTTGCTCTTATGCGCGATGGCGTTCTAAACAAGTTTTCGGTGGGCTTCATTCCTGAGGAATCTCAGAAAGACGGCTCAACGATTACACGCACGAAGGTTTCCTTGAAAGAGGTATCTGTCGTGCCTTTTCCAGCCTTTGCAGGCGCAAATATAACCGAGGTTCGCGAGGAGCAAACAGCTCCGGAAGCGGAACTCACTAACGAACAAGAAAAGAGAACTATGTCTGAGAACATGGAACTTGAGGTTCGTTCTGTAATGGACGAGGTTGCAGAATTGCGCCGCGTTGTAGAGGCAGGACTTACCCCATCCGCACCAGCAGCCATCGCTCCGGAAATCCGTAGCCAGGCTGAATTCGCTAAGGCGCTTCTAAAGGGTGACGAAAGTGCAAAGCAGCTTGCTCGCACCGCTTCTGACTCTGGCGATGCAGCCCTTCTACCAGCTTTCATCGGCTACGTAGACACTCTAATCAACAACAACCGCCCAACTGTTTCTGCTTTCTCTCGCACTCCTCTACCGACCTCCGGTCTAACTGTTGAGTATGCACAGATCGACAGCAACACCTTGGCTGTTGGCGCTCAGGACCCTGAGAACGAGGCTCTAAGCTTCGGAAACCTAACCTTCGAGACTGTTACCGCTCCGGTAACTACTTACGGCGGTTACACCAGCTTCTCTCGCCAGTATGTCGAGCGTGCTTCTATCAACACCTTGAACGAGGTCTTTAGAGGTCTATCTCTTGCTTACGCGAACACCACCAACACCGCTCTAGTGAACTACCTAGACGGTCTAACTTGGACTGGCAAGGTATTTGATGCAGATGGTGGAACTCCAAGCTCTCTTGCTGAGGGTATTGCTAACGCAACTGCTTACATCTACGTAAACAGCGGTCTACGCCCAGAGTTCATCCTCACCGGCACTGACGGCTACGTGAAGTTGGCTAAGGTTGCTGCAACCGATGGTCGCTTGGCTCTATCTGCTAACGGAGACGGAAGCAACACTGTCGGCGCTGTAAACATCCCAGGTCTATCTGGTCAGGTATTTGGCTTGCCAATCATCGTTGACCCAGCAATCGGCACCGGTGTTGTTTACCTAGCTAACAGCTCTGCGATCGCGACTCACGAATCTGCCGGCGCACCCGTTCGCCTAACCGATGGTGACATCACCACCTTGACCGACTCTGTATCGGTTTACGGCTACATGGCAATCACCGCTCCACGCTTGGGCGCAATTGTCAAGCTAGACGTTACCGCTTAGTAGGTATCCAATGGCAGGCACAATTCTCCTGGCGGAGTTCAAGGAATACATCGGAACAGATGAGTCAAGCGACTTTATCGAGCAGGCATTAGATGCAGGTCACGCTTTAGTAGACAACTACCAGGGCGATGCAACTGTGCCAGCGCAGGTTCACAAAACCGCGATTTTCCAATGTGCTTCCGAGATTTTTCACCGGAGAAGCGCGCCTAATGGTATTGCTCAGTTTGCAAGCATGGACGGAAGCCCAATGAGGGTATCTAAAGACCCTATGGCTTCTGTCTATGCCTTGCTACTGCCTTATGTCGGGTATGGAGTCTAGTGACCAACGAAATCACACTAACCAAGCAGGAATTCAAGCTGGACCTTGATGCTGCCGGGCTAACTGTTCTGGACTATGTTCCGGAGCGAATTGTCCCGCCTATTGTGATTATCAACAGCGCTAACCCATACCTGACTCCAAGCAGTCTAGGCAAAGAGTATGTAATGAGTTTGGAGCTTGTAATCGTTGCTGCAACTGCAACCAACAAGCAGGCTACCGAAAAGCTAGACGAAGCGATTGCTGACGTGCTAACCGCGTTGTTCAACATTCGCTACGCCAGGACTCTCAGAGTCGCAAACCCTTACAACTTGCAAACAAACAATGCTGAATACCTGGCAACGACTATCAATGTCGAAATAGAACTTACGATCTAAAGAAAGGGCTACCATCATGGCAGCTTCAACGCGTATTCAAGCGCAAAACATTATTTTCAAAATCGGCTCTACCGCTTATGAGTGCGATGCTACGATGGTGGACCTTCAGCTGGGTGATGCACCTGGCGATGTTCAGACATTCTGCGAGCAGCGTGTCGGTGGCGAGTGGGCTTTGACCCTAGAGGGAATTGTGTCCGGTGATGCAGCTTCCCTTTACCGAGTGCTATGGGCTAACTTCGGGACCACCGCAGCTTTCACCATCGCACCTAACGGCAACAGCACCGCTTCAAGCAACGAGCCACACTACGAGGGAACTGTGAAGTTCAACGAGCTTCCACCGCTTTCCCTAACTAGCAACAACACTTCAACCTTCTCGGTAACTCTACGAGTTGACAATGCAGTTCACGATCCAGCCGAGGACATTTACTACGGCGTGGAGATTGTAACCGCGTAATCCAATGGAGCAAACCGGAGTCAAGGTCAAAGGACTTCGCTCAGTAACTAAAGCTTTGCAAAGTGTTGGAGTTCCTAACAAGGAGCTAAACTCGGCAGCAAAGAGATCAGCTGAACGAGTTGTCAATGAGGCAAAGACCTTGGTTCCGGTTCGCTCTGGACGGCTAAGAGACTCAATCAAGATTAGCGCCACCTTGACTAAGGGCATAAGCATAAAAGCTGGTAACGATTTTTCTATACCTTATGCAAACCCTATTCACTGGGGTTGGTTTAGACGCAACATCAAACCACAGCCTTTTTTCGTTCAGGCTATAGGATTAACTCGCAATGATGTCTACCAAGACTATCTAGGCGAATTAGAAAGTCTTATTGAACGAGAAACAGCGAAAGCGAGAAACGCAGATGATTAAGATTGAAGAACTAACCCTTGGTGAGATTGAGGAAATTGAGCTAATGCTAGGCTCAGGCTTTGATGAGGCTCTAGCTGACGGCAAGCCAAGAGGCAGGGCACTGAGAGTTTTGTATTACATTTTCAAGCGTAGAGAATTACCAAGCTACAAGTTTGAGGAAACTGAAAAGCTGACGCAAAAGGAAGCAATTGACTTCCTAACTGCTGACGCAAAAAAAGAGTAAGAGAGGAAGCTGCTGATCGCATTGCAAGATTCAGCCTGGCAACAGGACTTGCACCTAGTGAAATCAGAAGTCTAACTCTCGAAGAATTATCGGCGTTTAGAAAAGTGCTAGAGGAGAGAAAGTAATGGCAGGCAGTTTAGTCCTCAATGTCGAAATCTTGGGCGAGTTCAAGAAGCTGACTGCTGCTGCTACTGGTGCTGGCAAAGACCTAAACAGTCTAAAGAAGACCACAGATAAAATTTCTAAGGGAATGAAAACAGCCCTAGGCGCTATCGGTGTCGGCTTCTCGCTTGGTGTAATCATCAACGAACTGAAAGAGGCTTCTAAGGCTGCGATTGAGGATGTCAAGTCTCAGGAGCTTCTAGCTCTATCGTTGCAGGCAAGCACCAAAGCAACTGACAACCAGATCACTGCCGTAGAGCAAATCATTAGCAAGTATCAATTGCAGGCTGCTGTCGCTGATGACCAGCTACGCCCGGCATTTGCCAAGCTAACGCAATCAACCGGTAATCTCGAAGAGTCCAGCAAGCTTCTAGGCATCGCGCTAGATGTCTCCGCCGGCTCCGGTAAGTCTCTCGATGCTGTAACTCAGGCGATGTCCAAGGCTCTAGAGGGTAGCACCGGAGCGCTAGAACGCCTTCTACCGGCAGTAAAGGGAGTAGATGACCCTATTGGCTTCCTAGCCCAGCAATTCGCCGGAGCTTCCGAAGCAGCAGCTAACACCGACCCGTATGCCAGGATGCAGATTCTCTTTGGGGAATTGCAGGAGCAAATCGGTATGGCGCTACTGCCTTACCTGGAAGACTTTTCCGCTTGGCTTTCGGAGCCAGGAACTACTGAATACATTCAGGAAATTGTTCAAACTATTGTTGATCTAATCGGGCAGTTCAAGATTGTGGTGGACTGGATTGTCAAATACAAGGATGCACTGCTGCCGATTGCCGGTATTGTCACAACCCTAACCGCAGCCTGGAAAGCCTATAACATAGTCTCAGCTCTAAGTGCTACCGGAACAAATGTTTTAGCAACTAGCATGAAAGGCGCTCTGGGACCGATTACAGCAGTTCTGGTCGCGCTACAAGCAATTGACTTTGTAAACAAAAACCTGATGGCTAACGGAGGGTTTGAGCGAGTCGCAGGGCAGGGAGCTGTCAACTTCTCCGGACAAAGTAGTCTCACCGCTCCGAACCCCAGCACTTTCGGCAACATGGCTCCCGGTGTGACTTTGAATCAGAACATTACAGTCAACAGCGCCAGCACAAACGCCAGCGGAGTAGTGAGCAGTTTGCAGGCTTATCAGAACCAGAACGGCTCGACAATTAGGAACTTGCTCAAATGAGTGACGTTCTAACTAACTTTGACATTGCTACTGATCTAAAGGTCGAGTTCTATTTACCGGATGCTGAGGGAAACCTATTTATTATCGGTATCTCACTGCTAGGCGGTGATGATGTTCTGGCAGGAGCTAACCAGTTTGTTATTGGTGTCTCGCTACTTGGTGGCACTGACGTGCTTGCAGGTGACTCACCTATTGCATTCACCTGGCAAGCTTTTGAGTGCAGCACTAGCGAAGTCAAGACAAGTGTCGGCGGTGAGGTGCAGGATGCTCTCTATTTCCAGCCGGAGTCCGCTCAGGCGAGCATTACCATGCAGAACCTACTGATTGACCCGACTCAGAACCCGGCATTCCGCCCAGGCGTTCCGGTAAGAGTCCGACTAGAGCGCGATCTAGTAGACATCACGCTATTCCAAGGGTTTATTGACGTAATCACAGTGACCTATGACAGCGCAAGCAATCAGCATGTTATGAAGCTGACTGCTTTCGACAACTTCAAGCGCTTTGTCAACTCTCGATTGGCACTGCTAGACACCGCTGACGAAGAGCTGTTTCCTGACGGGTATGCAACGCCTTATGAGGTTATCGAGATTCTTGCAGATCAGTTCGGCACAGACATGCACAGCACCAGCGCTGAAACTCGCGGAAAGATACCGGGCGAACTGCTTACAGACTTCATCCCTAACACACCGCTCTATGAAGCTATTCAGGTTGGCTTGGGCTTGTTCTGGTTGGACCCTGAGACTCAAGAGTTTGTATTCATCCCGCGCGTAGCTCCGGACGTGACCGAAAGCACTTACTCAATCGGAAACAATCACCAGGATGCACTACACCTATGCATGAGTGACCTATCCGTAGCCAGCGACATCGATGCTGTATTCAACTCGCTAAAAGTCTCCCTGAAATCTAACTCAGCGACTTCGGTGATTGTCCGGAACACTGACTCAATTCAGCTCTACGGGGAGTTTGCACTAGACACCGAGATCAACACGACTGACACAACTGAGCTGACTAGCTGGGCTAACGCGGTATTCAATGCGACTCAGAAGCAGTTGGTGAAGAGCGTAGAGACTCCGGCAATCGACAGACTAGGCAACCTAACTCACGCAGCAGTATTCCTACCAGGTGAAACTGTTGCAGTAAATTATCAAACACCGCAACTAAACATCAATCAGGGCTACACCATTACCAAGGTGAGTCACAACATCAATGTGAATCAATGGTTCACTACACTAGACCTTTGGAAGGAATTCTAGATCATGGCGTTCAAAACATTTGTAAACGGGTTTCCGCTCAATGCGAGCGAGCTGAATGAATACCTAATGTCTCAGGTCGTTGCGACCTTTGTAGACTCAACGGCTAGAACTGCCGGTATTGAGACTCCGCTTGAAGGGCAGATTACCTACCTCACCGGTTCCAATGTCTATCAGTTCTACAACGGCTCAGCCTGGGTGGATTTGCTACCGGTTGTCCCAGCTGCTCCAAGCATCAACAACATCTCCGCTAACTACACCATTCAGGCAACCGATAACAACAAGTATGTTGTTTCTACCGGTTCAGCAGTGACCGTAACGATCGCTAACGTTCTTACAGCAGGACAGCGAATCGACTTCCTACAAGACGGAACCGGGCAGATTACTTTCGCAGCAGGTTCAGGCGTAACTTTGCAGAGCAAGGGAAGCAAACTGAAAACGGCAGCTCAGGAATCAGCAGCTTCGGTGCTATGTGTAGCTTCCGGGCAATACCGACTAATCGGAGACCTAGGCTAAATGCTAATTCCCCTAGGTATCCTGGCAGCCAGCGGAGCGAGCGCCGGTAGCTTTGACCTACTCGAAACTCAAGTGCTAGGAAGCACAACGGCAACAGTTACTTTCAGCAATTTGAACTCCGCATACGGAAGCTCTTATCAGCACTTGCAAATTAGGTATGTTGGCAGAAGCACTAGATCGGCACAAGACTCCAACCTTCGATTGAGATTCAACAACGATTCCGGCACTTATAGCTTCCACAATCTAGATGGATACGGCAGTGGTAGCCCCATTAGCGGATTCGGTAGCTCCAATGGAATGCTAGTAGCGACTGAGATTGGAAACACCAATGTCTCTGGAAGCTTTGCTGTTGGAACGATTGACATTCTTGACGCTTTTGAAAGCACGAAAAACAAGGTGACTAGAAGCCTCAGTGGTTATGTAGGAGGAAACAGCGCTATTGCTCTAAAAAGCGGTTTGTGGGTAAACACCGCAGCTATTACTCAAATTGACCTTACAAACTGGGATGGCGCTTCTCACGCAGCAGGTTCTAGGTTCTCGCTTTACGGAATAAGGGCTTGATAATGACTAACACCTATACGCCACTTGCTACCTTGACACTTACCGGTGGGGATAGCTCAATCACTTTTGCTTCAATCCCTAACACTTACCGCGATCTAATTATTGTCTGTAACTTTCAGATGTCAGGTGTTAGCTCCGCTACTCGCTTGCAAGTCAACCTAGATGGTGGAGCAAATTACAACGGTGTAGGTATGGTTGGTAATGGTTCGGCTGCAAGTTCAGGCTCAGAGTCAGGACAAACCAGCGCCAGAATTTTTGGTGCTTCATTAGGTCCATCAAATACCTTCAATAACTTAGGCATTATTCAACTATTTGATTACGCAACTACTGACCGCCACAAGACAGTTCTAACTCGCTACGGAGCTTCGACAACAGACATTCAGGCTCAGGCTTCACGCTGGGCAAGCACCGCAGCAATCAACTCAGTGACAATCTTCGATGTTCTGGGACAGACTTACCAGGCAGGTTCAACCTTTAGCCTTTACGGGGTGATCGCATAATGCAGGTAATTCAACATCAGGAATTAGCTTCAGCTCAATCAGCTATTACCTTTAGCTCTATTCCTAACACTTTTACTGACTTGTATCTTGTTCTAAGTGCCAGGGTAAATACCACCAATGGCGGTTTAAGAATCAGAGTCAATGGAAGCACCGCCAATCTTTCGACTCGCTTGCTTTACGGCAACGGTTCAACTTCTGCAACCGGAAGCGATACAACTTATGTTGGAACAGTGACTAATAGCAACCAGACTGCAAACACTTTTGGAAGTGCAGGACTCTACTTCCCAAATTACGCTGGCTCAACTGCCAAAAGCTTTAGTGGTGATCTCATAGATGAGACCAACGCCACAACTGCTACTCAATGGCTAACTGTCGGATTTTTCAACTCGACTTCTCCAATTACAGCTTTAGAAGTTTTTGGTGATGGAGCTGGAAACTTTGTGCAGTATTCATCAGCAACGCTTTACGGCATTACTAAAGGTTCAGACGGCACGACTGTCGTTAGCTAACAGAAAGAAAGAAAATGACTGAAATTCCAACCAAGCTAGTTATCAACTGCGAGACCGGTGAGCGCCAGATCATCGAACTTACCGCTGAGGAAATTGCTGAGCGTGAGCTTATGCAGTTGCAGGCAATTGCAGATCAGGAACAGCGTGAAGCTGACCAGGCAGCAAAGGAAGCAGCTAAGGCAAGTGCCGTAAGCAAGCTAACTGCTCTTGGTCTAGATGCTGACGAAATCGCAGCCCTCGTAGGTTAGTCATGCCAGAACTACCCGGACACGACTCAATACTCTTCCAACTAGCTCAGGACATCGCGGAAATCAAGGCAACTGTCAAGAACTACGCTGATCTAGAAGCTCGCGTGAGAGAACTTGAACGTGCCAGGTGGAGTAGTGCCTGGGTGACTGCTTTCGCTTCCGCAGCTCTAACCGCTATTGCAGTAGTCGTAGTGAATCAGGCACTTGTATGAGATTCCCTTTTGACTGGAAGAAAATCACCGGAAGGTTTGGCACTCTAAGCGAGTATCGCAAAGCCAATGGGATGCAACCTCATTCTGGTGTTGACTGGGCTATGCCGGAGCGAACTCCTATTCCGGCAATCGCTAATGGCACTATTGTGCTGCAACAGTTCAGCAAAGTGCTGGGCAACGTATCGGTGCAGCGTGTCATGAGCAAGGACGAGAAGATTTGGTATGTCGGGTATTGTCACTTGCGAGCTGAGGGATTACCTGTTGGGACTAAAGTTCTGGAAGGTGACACCATCGGGTTTGTAGGTAATACTGGTTCAAGTTCAAACGGCAGTCATCTTCATCTCACTGTCGGAGCTAAGCTGAAATCAGTCTTCGGCAACACCTCAGAAAAGATTGACCCGATTGAATTCATAAAGGCGAACAAATGAGAGAACACCTAAAGCAAATTCTTATCAGATCACTAGGACTTGTCCTGGCAACTTTCTTTGGCGGGACCGCTATTGGAGCGGTTGCCGGTAACTGGTGGATGGGAAGCCTTATCGGTGTCGGTTCAGCTTTTGCCGTAGTGCTGACAACTATTGGTGTCGCAGTCGCCTGGAAGGGCAGCTTGGAGATTACCGACATTCAGAACGCCTATCGCGCAGCAGTAGCCAAGAGCGACAGCGAAGCCGTAGAGGATGCCTTGAAGGTAACTAAAGATGGTGACTTTGACTTCGATGACATGATCGAGGATAACGATTCAGAACTGTTTGATGATGAGGTAGACAACATCAAATAATGTCTTAGGTGCTTGGTAAAATCCCAGCATGACTATTACACAGAAAATCGAACGTTACAATTCGGCAAGACTCTTTGGAAAAGCTGAGGCAGGTTCAGCAACCTGGCTAAAGTGGCGCAGAGAGTCCATCACCGGCAGCGACATTTCTAGCATTGTCGGACTCAACCCTTGGAAGTCAGCCCTAACGCTTTTTTATCAAAAGACCGGTGAACTGCAAGAGCAGGAAGCCACCACCAGAATGATGCTTGGCAACTACCTGGAAGAGGGCATCGCCAATCTCTTTCAAGACCTAAACCCCAACTTGAAGGTTTACCGCGATCTAGGAACATTCGCAAAGGTTGATGCTCCGGTTTACAAGGCTAACCCTGACGGCGTAATCGAAGACCAGTTGGGCAACCTAAGCGTTCTGGAAATCAAGCACACCTCACAGTGGTGGAATGAAGTCCCGATTCACTACCAATTACAGGTTATGTGGTATCAGTATGTTTTAGGGCTAAAAAACCCGGCTACCCTCGTAGCAGTCACAGGAGGCGATTTGAGGGAGTTTGTAGTCGAATACGATGAAACCCTTATTGAGAAGTCGTTAGAGGCTGTAGAGCTGTTTCTAGGGCTTCTGAACCTAGGTGTAGCCCCAGACTATGACGGGAGCGCCAGCACTTACGAAACTGTTCGAGAACTTACCGGTGACATCATCGAGGGAGACAAAGAACTGAGTTGCGGTGCTGATCTCTTTGCTGCCAAGTCAATCTTCGATGCAGCCGAATCAAATCTCAATCGTTACAAGTCTCAGGCACTTGCAGAACTCGCTGGGACTAAGGTTGGAACTTACCAGGGAGTAGAAATAGTTCGCCTGGCACAGAGAGGCACAGGAAAGCCCTACCTCACATTCACGAAAGGAAGCTAAATGTCGTTCCTCGACAATTACGAACCGGTAGCTGACCGCATCAGCAAGTTCTGGGACAAATACCCTCAGGGCAGACTGCACACCGAGATTGTGCTGATCAACGAAACCGAGATTGTCATCAAGGCATCGGCTTACACCGACAGGGAAGATACTCGACCGGCTGCAATCGACTTTGCTCAGGAGACTAGGGGAAGCTCGAACATCAACAAGCAGAGCTTCATCGAAAACTGCTCCACCAGCGCTCTAGGTCGAGTATTGGCAACCCTGAACTTCCAGCCCAAGCGTGACGGAAAAGCAATCCGCCCATCGCGTGAAGAGATGAAAGCCGTTTCTAAGGCTTCGATTGCCGAAACCAATGACTTACTATCGCGAGCAACTGTTGAGGCGTTAGGAGGCAACCTAGAGGCTCTCAGGGCTATTTACAAGGAAGCCCAAGCAGCTAAGCTCCCGGCAGATGACCTAAAGAAGATTGCTGATCTAGCAGCTTCACTGAAATAATAAAAGCCCTGGCAGGACACAGAAAACCTACCAGGGCCGAGCCTTGCTCTAACCATTCAACGAAAGGGTAAACACATGATAGCACCAGATCGCGGAAAGATAAACATTGAGGACATCCGCTATCGAGACGGGTATCGAGATGCCGAGACTGACATCATCAAGCGCGCGACACAAAAACTTTGGGAGAAGGAAGCGCAGCTCTCAAAAGCATTCCCTCAAATCGCTCTCGGAATTCGCGAAGCAATCGAAGAAATCGAACAGCTTCAGGACTACTAAAAAAGCAATTGATACATCCCTTATATAGTTATTAATAAATAAATAGATATTAAGTTAAATAAAACTTATTTTTAGTTATTAATACCTATAAGCTTTCAACGTTTCAAAACTAAAACAGAAAGAGATCACAGAAATGGCACTAATCACTATCGGCGGAGAAGTCAACTCAATCGGCTGGGAGGGCAAGCGAGTCTCAGTTTGGGAGAACATCCACGCAAACGGGAAAGATTACTCCAGGCTATGGACCGCCTGGTTCAGCGAGTCTCAGGCTTTCAACTTGCAAGAAGGTGACTTTGCAGAAATCACCGGTGAACTATCAACCAAGATTGGCGAATACACCAACAAGGCTGGGGAAAAGAAAGTAGTCGTTGAGCATCACTTGCAGAACGCTCAGCTTCGCAAGACTGTGAGCAAGACTCAGCAGGCAAGCAACGAAGCAGCCTTCGAGGAAATGCCCTTCTAATGACAATGCTGTCAATCTTCGAGGAGCCAGCGCTAAAGCAAATTAGCTATGAGCCTCAAGCTTGCGAGTTTTGCGGTGAGGTTAGTCGCAACAGCGTTATTCACATGAACAATCACGGGATTATCTTCAACGGTTGGTGTGTCAAGGCGATGATGTTTCACAATCGCACTCACAACGGAAACGCTGACGAGATCAATTGGCTAGTGAAAAACGGGATTGACCCTTATCGCTCTCGATTCGAGCAGTCAGCATGATTCAAGTATTCGTGCCAGGCGTAGCGCAACCTCAGGGAAGCAAGAATGCCTACCTAAGAGGGAAGCGCTGCGTTCTGGTCGAGGCGAACAAAAACTTACCGGTGTGGAGGGCTTTCCTCCAAGACAAGCTGGAGGAAGCTAACGCCGGGTGTGAACCAATGCTAGGCGCAGTCAGCTTGACCGCGATTTTCTTTATGCCTAAGCCCAAGACTGTTACCAGGCTACTTCCTAGCGTGAAGCCGGACCTTGACAAACTGATCAGGGCAATCGGTGATGCTGCAACAAAGTCCGGTGTTATCCAGGATGACAGTCAAATCTGCGAGATAGTCGCTCACAAGGTTTACGAAGCCGAAGGGCTACCGCGCGGAGTGCTTATCACGCTCCATAAATTCCTCGGCGAGTCATTACCCGAATCCTAATCTCAACCTTTACTTTAGATTCAACACAGAGAAAGGAATCTAATGCTAGAAAGTCTAAGAATCCCGAAGCGCAAATTCCCTTGTGCAGTTCGCACCTTCTGGGAAACGCTAGATGCAGCAGATCGCGAAATACTGATGTCAAACCTTTGCGACTTTAGCATCGGGCATAAAACATTGGAGAAAGCCCTAAGCAACGTAGGCATTTCGTTGTCTGACACCGCAATCGCCAGGCACCGCAGCGGACTTTGCTCATGCTCGAAAATCTGAATCCAGCTCAGAAGATTGAAGCTCCTAAAGACTTTCGCCCAGCACTTGAATTCGATGGGGAAAACGGTTGGGCAGTCACACCAGCAATACCAGGTGACACAGTTCCTAACTTCGAGGAGTTTTTAGAGCTTCAAGGGTTTGACCGGGACTTATACGAAGTAATCGGCAATCCAAGAACTAGTCGCTGGCAGAAGTATGACGGAGATTGGCTAACTAGCTACCGGTTCAACTTCCGACTCAAAAGAGTTGAGCGCGACCTTGTATTGATCTACAAAGAGGCGCGCAAGCGACTTCCTAAAACACTGGTAACAACCAACTTTGACAAAGTGCTAGTAGTCATGCTGGCAGACTTCCAGCTGGGCAAGAGTGACAGCCGGGGAGGGTTGCAGGACCAACTAGAGCGCATACATGCAGCGTTTACGCAAGTCGAGCAACAAGTGAAGCGCGGGAAGTATGCCAAAGTCATCCTGGCAGAAATGGGCGACCTGATCGAGGGCTTTTACAACAAGGCAAACATTCAGCAGACCTACACCAACAGCATTAGTCAGATGCAACAGGTTGACCTGGCAATCACGCTACTTTGGGACCTAGTAAAGCGAGTAGCCAAATACAGCAACGTGGCATTTGCAACAGTAGCCAGCAATCACTGTCAATTCAGACTCAACGGGCAACAGGTTGGTTATATTGGGCAGGATGACTGGGGAGTTATGATCGCCAAGCAAATCAAACGCCTGAGCGATGAAACCGAGCTAAATGTCGAGGTGCTAATCCCTCAACCTCAGGATGAAAGTTTGGCAATAGATGTCTTTGGTGACCAATTCCATGTTCTTGGTTTGTGGCATGGGCATCAAAGCAATCGTCCGGAAGGCGTGCCAAGCTGGTGGGAAAAGCAGACATTTGGCAATCAACCGGTTGCAGCAGCTTCCATCGGGCTGACCGGACACTTCCACCACCTAAGGGTTCAGGAGCTAGGACAGCACGCTAACGGGGGAAGTCGCTTCTGGATTCAGGGCAAGACTATGGATAACGGGAGCAGTTGGTATCGCCTCAATAGTGGTTCGGAGTCGTTACCTGGACTAACTTGCTTCGAACTTGAAAGAGGAAAACACTTTACAGGCTCAGTATTTACACTAAGCTGATAACACCTTACACAGAAAGGCAACTCATGAAAGAGTTTCTAGCAGCCCTAATCATCGCCGGCACTATCGTTGGAGCACACGCTCTAGCTTGGGTGCTATACACCTTCGCACCTTGGTTGACGCTATTGCTTCTAGCCTGGGTATTTGGTGCCATCATCCTTGCCATGCTCTCTGAGCTAGGCATTACCACCATTGATCTAAGCAACATCAAAGACAAGAAATCCAAGAGATAACCAATGGCAGAGTGGCACAGCAGTAGGGAATGGGCTAAGGCGAGAGCTTATGCCAAGACCATCCTTGAACCTATCTGTGTTATCTGCTCCAAGGAATTAATAGGGGGGGACTGGACAATTGACCACATCATCCCGCCAGGAGAAGGAGAACCAAACCATGACATTAGCAATCTTCAATCGTTATGTAGATCGTGCAACGGGCGTAAACAGGACCGGACTATCATCCGGCAAGCCTGGAAGTCGTCACGCTGGAACTAGAGAACTACTTATCATTAGTCTGACAAAAAAAAGCAGCAGAGGAAAACATGCCAAGGTCGCAGGAAGACACGCAAGACCACACCGGGCTTTTTTCTAGAGCCACGCCGAAT